GAATACTGGCTTGACGCTCGCACAAACGCGTGGTGCACTGATAATGAGTGCGGATGGGAGGATAGCTATTGGACAGAGGGAAATGAGTTTCCTTCTGTGACCCTAAACAACACCCAAACAGCGAACAACAAACCTTAAACATGAAATCCCAGCACACACCCGGCCCGTGGACTGTTGCCCCTTTGGGAACTATAGAATTCAAAGGAGGTTTTATCGGGGAGGCCTATGATATGAACCCGGGTTATTACGGCGAAAAATCAGAAGACCTTCCGGTGATGGCGAACGCCCGGCTGATGGCGGCGGCCCCGGATATGCTTGAACTGTTACAGGCATTGACCGGGTTCGACAGCATCCGTAAAGCCCACGCAATGAGAGCAACATTGAAACTCTTAAAAGAATTCCAATGAACTACCTCGGCTACCTCGATACGTGGAGCATCTTCGACTTCACCGGCTGGTACCTCTTTGTTTCACTCTTTTTCTTTGTCCTACGAGATGAGCTATACAAAAGCAGAACGCGCAGAAATAGCGAAGAACATTCGTGAGTACGCCAAAGAGCGGCGCATCGAATACTGGAAGAACTACAACCTCAAAGACGACGAGGATACACGGTGCTTCACCAGATACGCCACGAACTACGATTACCTTTGGCTGCAAGCCGTCGCAGACGACGTATTAGGAAAAATCAGGCACGATGAACTCCACTGGATTGATAAGGGTTAAGCTCTCCCAACTCAAGAGCAACCCGAACAACCCGCGAATAATCAAGGACGACAAATTCCGGAAGCTGGTCACCTCGATCACAGAGTTCCCCGAGATGCTAGAAGCCCGGCCTATCGTGTGCGACCCCGACGGGGTAGTTCTCGGAGGGAATATGAGGCTCAAAGCGTGCCGGGAGGCAGGGCTCAAGGAAGTACCCGCCTACGTCGTTACATGGGAGGAATCGAAGCAGAGGGAGTTTATCATAAAGGACAACGTAGGGTACGGAGAATGGGACTGGGACGAGCTCGCAAATACGTGGGACCCCATCCAGCTCGAAGAATGGGGCCTCGACGTGTGGCAGGAAGAGGAGGAAAAAGAAGAAAAGCCCGTTAAAGAGAAGTGCGAAACCTGCGGCAAATGAGCGAGACAAACGAGACACATAAAAAGGCTCTATTAGATGCTCTAGAACGATCTCTAGGTATCGTCTCAACTGCATGTGAGAAAGCGAACGTGGGAAGGGCTACGCACTACCGCTGGCTCCAAGAAGATCCCGAATACAAGGAGGCGGTTCGAGCTATCGAAGAGCGGACTATAGATTTTGCAGAATCGCACCTGCACGCGCTCATCAAGGACAAGAACCCCGCCGCGACTATCTTCTTCCTCAAGACCAAAGGGAAGAACCGCGGCTACGTAGAACGCCAAGAAATCGAAGTCAACGAACCTCGGCCGCTTACGTGGTTTAAGGAATGACCCTTGCGCAGTCTTACTACGATTGCAAGAACTCGGCCTCACGCATCCAGATACACCAAGGAGGCACCCGGTCGGGGAAGACCTATTCTATCCTCCTCTGCTTAATCGAGTTCTGCTACAAGAACCCAAACGCCGGAGCCGTCGTTACCGTAGCCCGGAAGACCTTCCCGGCTCTGCGTGCTTCAGTTATGCGGGACTTCTTTTCTATCCTCGAACGCGAGGAGATATACAACCCCGAACTCCACAACAAGAGCGACGCTACCTACCTACTCTTCGGAAACCTCGTGGAGTTCATCTCCGTAGACCAGCCCCAAAAGGTGCGAGGCAGGAAGCGGGATATCCTTTTCATAAACGAAGCGAACGAGGTCTCTCTGGAGGACTGGAGGCAGCTCCTCCTCCGGACTACCCTCAAGGCAATAATCGACTACAACCCTTCGGACGAGTTTCACTGGATCTACGACGAAGTAATACCCCGAGACGATGCGCAATTCTTCAAGACGACCTACCGAGACAACCCCTTCCTACCGGCGGAACTCGTCGCCGAAATTGAACGGCTACAAGTGGCCGACGAGAACTTCTGGAGAGTCTACGGACTCGGAGAACGAGGAGCATCCCGAAGCACCGTCTTCACCCACTACACCACAGTAGACCGAGTAGGCCCGGAATGGAAGCTCGTAGCCTACGGGCTAGACTTCGGGTATACGAACGATCCGACCGCGGTGGTAGGAGTCTACACCGACGGACACGGGTACCTTCTCGACGAGGTGCTCTACCGAACCGGCCTCTCAAACCGGGAGATATCGAAGCTCCTCGAGGTAGGGAAGTCGCAAGTGATAGCCGACTCCGCAGAACCCAAATCTATCGACGAGCTCCACGGGTACGGGCTCAACGTCCACCACGCAAGGAAGGGCCCCGACTCCGTACGGGCAGGGATTCAGTTCCTTCAATCTCGGCCCCTTGCGGTGACCTCAGGGAGCGTAAACCTCATCAAGGAACTGAGGAACTACAAGTGGAAGGAAGACAAGAACGGGAAGGTCCTAAACGAGCCTGTAGACGCGTTTAACCACGCAATCGACGCTGCGAGGTACGCGGCTATGTTCAATCAATCAAACCCGAACTTCGGGAGGTATCGGATAGGCTAACTTTGAGGAATCCACCCTCTTCCGTTATTCTCTCGTATGAACATACCCTACCGCTGGGCAGACCTCACGCTCGGAGACCTTCAGGTACTAATGTCGAACGCGCCCGATCTGGAAAAGGTCGGCCACGTATGCCGCCTCTCCAAAGAGGAGGTACTTAAGATGCCTATGGGAACCGTACTCGACGCGCTCAACAGGATTAACCACATCCCCGAAGTAGCCCGGCATGAGCAAGTGATTACAATCGAAGGGAAGAAGTACGGCTTCGTAAAAGACTGGGACGAGTTCACCACCGGGGAGTGGATAGACTGCGAGAGCTACCAAGAAGACTTCTGGCCGAACGCTCACAAAATCATGGCGGTTCTCTACCGGCCGATGAAGTACCACGTAGGGAAGGAATACAGCCTCAAGAAGTACACGGCCAAAGAGGACGCGGAGCCGTTCAAAGGGATGCCAGCCGACCTCTTTTCAGGTGCGCTGCTTTTTTTTTGGAATACAAGAATAACACGTCTGCAAACTTTGCAAGCGTCTTTGCTGGAGGTGACGGAGGGAGTTCTCAATTCTACGAGAAGTGGAAGTGGTACCCCATCCTCTACACGCTCGCGAACAACGACGTTCTCCAGATGGATAAAATCACGGAGCTCCCGGTTCACGTCGTACTTCAACACCTCGCGTTCCTCAAAGACCTAGCTATAGAGCAAAAGAAGCGATGATTACACTAAACACAATTGTAAAGAGGTTCGAGGACTTCGCAGATAACCACTTCTTCATCCGCTCCTTCTCGTTTGGAGGGCCGGAGGATGTGGATCTAGAGAAGTTCGACCAATACCCTCTCCTGCACCTCATCTACACCGGAGCGACGTACGAGGACACAACCAAGACTCTCGACTTCGAGGTATATATCTTCGACCTTCCTTCTGCCTATGAGGATAAGAACGAGCGCCAGAAGGAGGTAGTAAGCGACGCGGAACAATGTGCGGAGGATATCCTCGCAGATATCGCGAACGGGCAGAACATCTTTATCGACTCGGAGGATTACGAGATAGCGAACGCCAGCGTCACTCCCCTTCAGGAGGCAAACTCGAACGTACTCGCGGGCGTCCTTCTGGAGCTTTCTATCACGCTACCCTACGATCGCTCTGCGTGCGACGCTCCGATTAACGGAGTTCAGCCGGAGGGAGGCGGGTTCGTCTACCAGCGCCGCGGACTTCTCCGGGTTCTCACGCAGAACGGAACGGTAGACGTTCTTTCGGTGAACACAATCAAGGTCACGAACGGAACCCTCATCGACGAGGGGAACGGAGTGGTCTCTATCGACACGGGAGGAGGCGGAGCGGAGAATCTCGACGACCTCGCAGACGTAATTATCACCGACCCTCTAGACCACGATTCGCTCGTGTACGACGAGGGAACCGGGGACTGGATTAACGGAGCCCCGAAGGCTCTCGATATGCCGGTCTTTAACGGCAGCGGAGCTATCATTTCGAAGGGAGCCCTATGCAAGGCTATCGGAACGCAAGGAGATAAGGTTTCTGTGGGTCTCTTTGACCTCGACGTAGACGACCCAAAGGTTCTGGTGGGTCTGGCTACGGCCCAGCTCGCCATTTCAGGGACGGGACACGTACGGACCTACGGAGAGCTTCGAGGTATTGCTACGAACGCATACACGGTAGGAACGATTCTCTACGCTTCGGGGACTGCGGGAACCCTTTCTTCTACCGCGGGCATTCCAGAGCTCGCGATTGCTATCGTGACCAGATCACAGGTTAATACCGGGCGGCTTTTCATTCGGTCGTGGACCCCGAACTCGGGGAAGGCATTCCGTTACATTACGGTAGGAGCCACGACCCTCGAAGCTGAGAAGCAGGAAGACACGCTAACCCTCACGGCAGGGACGGGAATCTCTCTCACTCCAGACGCGGGAACGGATGCGGTAACAATCGCGAGTACCGTAACAGCTCCGAACACGTTCGGCACGATCGCGGTGGCTACGCAGTCGAGCGTGGTCGCAGATAGCACGACTGACACGCTCACGCTAGTAGCAGGCACCAATATTACCCTCACCACCGATGCGGGCACTGATAGCATCACAATCGCAGCAAGCGGCGGAGGGGGCAACAACTTTGGCACCATTGCGGTGGCCACGCAGTCGAATGTGGTGGCCGACGCGAGCAACGACACCCTGACCTTCGCGGTGGCTGGAGGTATGGCTATCACGACGAACGCCACTACCGACACCATCACGTTTGACTCGAAGTACCTCGACTTTGACGATGTGACCCTGCAGGGCGCTCGCCTCATCGATATGAACGGCGAGAGCTTGACGCTTCAGGATAGCACCTTTCCGCATCCCGTAGCCCTCTTTACAAGCGACTCTGTAGATTTAAGGGAGGTGGCCATCCGCGCAATGGACAACGGCAATGCGGGATACATTTACCTGTATGAAGCGGTTAACAACGGCACGAATGCTATTCGTTTACAAGCCCCTACGAACCTCGCCACAAGCCCTACATTCACTCTTCCGGGAGCCGATGGAACGAGCGGACAGGTGATGCAAACCAACGGCAGCGGCGGCCTCTCTTTTGTAACCAAAAAAGCCACACAGGTAACCGGTAAAACAGTACTCACAGGAGCGTGGTCTTTGGTGTCTGGGGTGTATGAAGCAAGCATCTCTGACGCGGCTATTCTCTCTACCTCAATCGTTAACGTTATACCTAATAACACGGACGCGGCAACGATACGAACGGCGGGCCTACTTCCACGTACGGATAGCAGCGCGGGTGCAGTGAAGATTTATTCTACTAGCGCACCGGCCGCATCGATTACAGTCACGCTTAACATTTTCGACCTTTAATTATGGCGGTAGGAGAATTTGCAGTTCCGGCATCGGCCACAGGTGGCGGAGGAACTTTGACGCTCACGCTGCGTGAATACACCGCAGGCACTACGTGGTCCAAACCTTCGGGTTTAGTTATGGTGGAGGTTGTATGCGTAGGCGGGGGAGGTGGGGGAGGTTCCGGAGCAACGGCAGCTACAGGTGTGGCAGCTCGCGGAGGTGGCGGAGGTGGCGGGGCCGTCGCGGTTTATTCTCAGGTTTTAGCCTCAGCACTTGCAAGTAGCGAAACAATCACAATAGGAGCGGCAGGGAACGGAGGCGCAGGGATTTCCGCCAACAGCACACTGGCGGGCACGGGCGGAGCAGGAGGCGACACTTCCTTTGGCTCACTGGTCATAGCAAAGGGAGGCAACGGCTCCAGAAACAACGGTCAGGGTGCAGCGGTGCTATCAATGACCGCGGCAAACTCACAGCCGGACTATGCTTTTGCGTTCGTTGTAGGGGGCAACGGAAAAGATAGCCAAAGCGGAGGGACTTCTGGAACGGCTGGCGCTACACAGTCACTTGATTCAACGGGCGAGAACATTGCAGTGAATGTTGGAGCAGCAAGTGCAGGAGGAGTTACTGCAGCCAATGCCGCCACAACTGGCGCAAGTGGGTCCCGTTTATACAACTGGTCTGGATCATTGAATGCCGCAGCAACCGCAGGCACAGCGCCCGGAGGTAACGGCGGAGCCGGGGCTGCAAATCATGCCAACAGGATGACCCAGACGCAGCGAATTTTAGCAGCATCTCCTACGGCAGCAATCGGCAGCTCAGGAGGTTCTGGTGCCGGAAACGCAACGGGCAACGGAGGCAGTGGAGGGGCGGGTGGTAACTACGGAGCACCGGGTGGAGGTGGAGGCGGATGCCGCAATGGATTCACCAGCGGAGCCGGAGGCAACGGCTCGGGCGGCTTTTGTTTGGTACTTGAATACACAATCTAATGGTATACGCAATTCTTAAGAGCGGCTACGTCATTAACCGCATTATCGCAGATGAGACCCCTATCTACCCACATCCTCATGACTGGATATTTGAGGACGCGGAGGGTTACACGCACATCGGCGACTGGTACGAGGAATCTGAGGGGCTATTCTACCGCCCGGTAAACGGCATCCCGCCCGACGTCCCTAGCGAGTTGAACAATGGCGAAGGCTAAAGCACAAGCGGCACCCGTTCGGATTGAGCGGAAGATTTCGCGGCCCGGAGTGCACGCGAAGACAAAGCAGGGAACCCACAAAGGCTCTAAGCTCTACAAGAAGACCTACAAAGGTCAAGGACGATGAGCAAGGAAGCTTCGAAGCTGTGGGTGGAGTTTGCTCAAGAGGTGCTGGATGCCTCGAAGCGTGAGCTCGGAACGAAACGTATCGGGAAGAACAAGAACTACGGCGTAGCCACGAGGACCCTCCAGCGATCGCTCGCGTTCAAGTTCCGTTTCGGGAAGACCGGAGTCTCGGAGATTCAGCTCTACGCGAAAGGGAAAGCTTCGAGCTACGCGTCTTTCGTACACTGGGGAGTGAACGGGACGCAGGTACGACACGGCTCCCCTTTCTCCTTTACTACGAAGCAACCGCCTACCGAAGCGGTACGCGCGTGGATGAAGGTCAAGCCGATTCGTCTCAGGGATCCGAAGACGGGAGCGTTCATCAAGCCTACGGAGGCGAAGCTGAACTCGGCCGCGTTCCTCATCGCTCGAGGCATCAAGCGTAAAGGAATCACACCGCTCCGTTATTTCATCAACGGGTACGACTGGGCTATCCGCCGCAAAGGGGACAAGCTCGCTCAAGCGGTAGGTGAGGATTTCGTTCGGAAACTCGTAGCTACAGCAAGCCCGGTGACTCTTACCGTCAAGCCCAAATAACATGGCCGCCTCATTTACCTCGAACCCTACGGAGACGTTCTACCCGGCTGGGCAGCCTCTCATCTACACGCTCCAAACCTCTGCCACGATTACCGACACGTTCGCGTTCATCGTGCAGGTAGAGGAGAACGCTGTTGAAATCGGGAAATACTACCTCAAAGCCAACTCGAATAACCGCGCCCACTTCGACCTCTCCCGCATTATTGAGGGACGGACGAGGGTGGACCCTTCGGTGTATTCTGCTACTACGTTCCTGCATGACTACAGCGCGAACTACTACACCCGAGCGAATACAGGACTCAACAAGTACACGGTGAAGATCGGGGAGTACACGGGAACGGAGGCCCTGAATCAAGCCTCGAAGAACATCTACGTCACGGACGGGTACGAGCAAGTTTCGGCCGGCCTGCATCCTTCCTTCTCGGACTACTTCGGGACCGCCTCCACCAAGAAGTACTGGCTCACGGACCGTGCTCCGGTAAACAACATCATTACGATGTACGCGGCGGACGAGGACGAGGGATTTATGGCCCTCATAAACAAGGACTCTATCCACTCGAACACGGTCTCGGATGTTACTCGGCTTCAGTACGTGATAGTACGGCCCGGGACCTCCCCGCTTACCGTCCAGAAGGATTTGAACACGACGAACGGCGCACAGCTTCCGAGCGCTTCGACCCCTACGAACGGGTTCCTCGTATACGCGGCTGTAATGCCCGCTCAAGTGCTCGCTCTAAACAGCGTAACGGCGTGGTCGGAAATCATTATCACTCCACAGAACGCTTCGGGGGTTCAGGAAGGGAACCAAATCCAGATCCTGCCGAGCTGCCCGGGCACTCGGGGAAGCGGAGCACAGGTAGCGTTCGCGAACTCTCGGGGAGGGTGGGACTTCCTCCGGTTTGACGGTTACACACGCAAGACAATCCGGACGGAGGAAAAGACTTACCGAGCAATCCTCGGTGACTACGCGGCCACGACCTACACGTTCAACTCGTACGCACCGGAGACGGTAGCTTACCAGAAGACCGCGGTTCAAGCGTACGCGCTCTCTGGGGTATTCGACCCTGCCGATGCCTACCTCATCCCCTACCTCTTAAGGTCTCGCCAAGTGTACGCGAAGATTGACGGGGTATGGAACCCGGTTCGCATCACGGATGGATCTGCGCCGTACAAGACCACTCCAGACTCTCAGGTTACGCAGTTTACGATGAACGTAGAACTCGCACAGACAATCCGATGCTAACCCTTCTCGCCTATCGGACTACGTGGAAGCCCGTCGAGCTCTACGAGTTCGAGCCTGTGAACCTGAACTACTCGTTTACGGATATCACGAAGGTAAATTCCCCTACCTCGAACTACTCGCAGACCTTCCGCGTACCTCTCACGAAGACGAACGAGGACGTATTCGGGCCGTACGACCTCTCACAGGTACCTTCCTACGACTTGAAAGCGAAGATACCCGCCCGGCTCATGGAGGGAGGGGTGGCGATTATGACGGGCTTTATTCAGGTGAAAGGGTGGTTCGTCCAGAAAGGCAGGTTCGTAGATGTGGAGCTCGCGTTCTTCGGGGAACAAGCCGACCTAGCGAAGAGCATCGGGGAGGATCTTCTTTCGGATTTAGACTGGAGTTCTTTCGACCACTCGCTTACCTATACCGCGGTCACTAATTCGTGGGCCGGAACGCTCCTTTCTGGTCAAATCCGGTACGGCATCGTGGACAAGTGGCGCAACTGGACCTCTACTACGAGCCCGGCCACGACCAAACTCTATCCTGCCGACTGCACGCCGTTCATTCGGATAAAAAGCGTTCTAGACAAAATCTTCACCACAGCCGGATTTACGTACGAGAGCACGCATTTCTCCAACTTGGAGACCACGCTGTACATGATGCTACACAGCGGCGGGAAGTTCAACAAGTTCACAACGAACTTCGACTTCAAATTCTGGGTAGGACGCACGACCGATCTCACTATCACAGCCCCGACGACCTTTACTGATGTAAACTTTGAGGAGAATGGAAACTTCTACGACACGGGCGCGGATTTCGTGAGCCCTACGTGGACGGTTCCGCTCGAAGGGGTATACCAGCT